ATGCGAAGCGATAAAACATGGAGTGTACATATTCGGTTTACTCATAATAACAAAATAAGGTACATTCCCACCACGATGTATATCAGTAAAAAGGATATAACGGCTTCATTCAAGATAAAAAATGCAAATATACTCGATAGGTGCAATGACATCATAAAAGAATATAGGAGCAGATTAAGTGAATTAAGCCTTGAATTTAATGACATAGACATAGATACTATTGTTTCCTATATCCGGCAGAAGAAAGAAAACAACGGTGTATCATTCACCGAGTTTGCAGCAAAATGGATTAAAGAATCAACTATTAAAGGGATAAAGAACTATAAAACGGCTCTGAACGCTTTGTGTTCCTTTGTGGGGCGTGATAATATTCTCTGTGAGGAAATTAACGTTAAGACAATGAGAGCCTTTGAGAACGCATTAAAAGACCGCCCAAGAGCACAATCTTTATATCCTAACTGCATTAAAACTATATTCAACGCTGCAAAGGAGTATTATAACGATGAAGATAATGATATTATCCGAATTAAACACTCATTAGACAAATATAAGCCAGTAGAGCAGAACATAGCTGAAAAACGAGCCTTAGACGTGGAAACGATAAGGATGATATTTACTCTACCCTATGACAATATCAGAATTAAAGGAAAGTCAAGCCGTCACGATTTGGCATTAGATTGTTTCCGCCTTTCGTTCTGCCTTATGGGGATGAACTCTGCTGACCTATACTATGCTGATAGATTGGAAGATAACACCATTATCTATGACCGCATGAAAACAAAAGATAGGCGGAGAGATAAGGCGGAGATACACGTAAAAATAACGGATTATATCAAGCCGTTAGTTGAGAAATACAAGGGTAAAGAACGTGTGTTTAATTTCTCGGAACGTTTTGCGACAATGGAGAGTTTTAATCGTGCGATAAACATCGGACTAAAGGAAGTGGGAAAGGACTTGGGCATTGAACGTCTACAATTCTATGCTGCAAGGCATTCTATGGCTACGATTGCCGTAAATGACGTGAAAATAAGCAAGTACGTGGTTAATGATATGCTAAATCATACTGACCAGTCATTGAAGATAACGGAACTATACATTAAAAAGGATTTTAGCCACATAAACGAGGCAAATGTAAAACTTTTAGATTACGTTCTAAAAGAGTAACAACACACTGAACAACACACTGAACAACACACTGACCACCTTTGTAATTATCTTTATATTAGATTTTTACAAAGGTGAAAAATAAAATGTAACACACTAAACAACACACTGAGCAACACACTAAAATACGTAAATTTTGTTGTGCTTCTTTACTTAATAGTTAAAAATTTATCTAAACAAATTTGATTATTTAAGATTATTTGCTATATTTTTGTTGAAAACTCTATAAATGGAGCAGATAATCGAAACAATCAAGAGAATAGAAAAGGCACGTACGGCATTACGTCAAGCCATAGTAGATAATGAACTGGCAACATCGCCAAAATTAAAGGACTTAAATCTCATTCCGAAGATTTACAAAGTGTTTGAGGAATTAAAGGGAAACGAAATAAAGGTAAACGACCGCAAAGAGTTTATCTTCGTTGTCATCTACCTTTACTCCCCTAATAAATTCTTTGGTGGTAAGATGCCGCAAGGACTTAGACGTGCCATCACCAAAGCTACCAAAGTAACCTGCGCAAGCGTTATTTCAGCGACCTGCACAGAGTTAATGGTACTTTACACCACTTATTCAGATTTTCGCCAAGGCGTTGACGAACTTATCCGAAAGGTCAATGATGTGTTAGAGTAGTCCTTCTTTTTCGGACTTCTCCCTGACAGCATCATTGATAAATCTGTTTCTGTTCTCTTGATTATCGAGGACAGAAACAAGTTCTTTATCCGCCTTGTAATAATATGCCTTTCCTGTAAGAGGTGGGCGACCAGCACCCACTCTCTTACCGCCATGTTGTGTATTTGACATTATTTTATCGTTTCATTGTAAACGTATTCTTCTGTATCGTTATTTACGATACTAACAGTACCACCTTTGTAATCGGCAAAATAGCTTTCGTTAGTACCATTGTATGTCTTGATGTAATCAAGGCAATACTCATAGCTCTCGCTAAACCCTTTACTGTTGCTATCGCAATCATCATTAAATACAACGTCGAAGTTCTTGTTAGAAGTGTTCATAATCTTTTATGTTTTAATTGTTTAACTTTGTTTCTTAATCACGATGCAAAGATAAGTATATACTTTTCAAATGCAAATTTTGAGCATTTATTTAACACCTTTTAGTATATACTTAATCAAGTGTTAAGATTAGGTTAAATATTGATTTAGTATATACTTATTCAAATAAAAGAATTACCTTTGCAACGTGATTAATAAAGTTGAACAATTAATATAATTAATATATAAGTTATGAGTACAGTTAAGACATTCGAGGTTGGCAAAAGGTACTTTATGCGTTCTACATGTGATCATGAAATTATGTGGGTCTACACTGTGATTAGTAGAACGAAGAAATTTATCACATTGCAAGATGATAAAGGCAGGGTTAGAAGGCGTGGTGTATATGTGTATCGTAACGAAGAATGCGCTAACCCACTTGGCAGCTTCTCAATGGCACCAGTACTCGCAGCTGACAGCATATTTGAAGATGAGGTAATCATCGAAGATAACACTAATGAAGAAGAAATTAGTGAAAATGTACATACAGCATTAATCATACCTATTAGATAACTATATTATGACGTTAATAACAAAGCAATTAGAGAAAGAGTTAGCAAAGTACCCTTTGTATTCGCAAGATGGCAAGGGCGAAGATGCCGTAGTAGTATGCAAGTTCTTCTTGCAGGGTTACACGTGGTATGTACTCGAAGCTGAGAAAGTAGATGATGATTATGAGTTCTATGGTATCATCGCAGGTCAATATACTGAATATGGATATTTTACGATTTCTCAGTTAGAAAGCGTAACAGGTCAATGGGGTATGAGAGTTGAGAGAGATAGAGGATTCAATCCAACAAAGGTAAAAGACTTACACCTGGATATAGTATAAAAACAACAACCCGCCTATTGTTGCTTTAATGGGCGGGTTATTTCTAAATATAATAATGTTAAATCGTATCTTTGTGATACATTAAAAAAGAGAAAAGTCGTATGAAAGTATTAAATCTTATTATCAAACAGAAGTATTTCGATGCTATCCTTGCAGGTCGAAAGGTGCAAGAGTTCAGAGAGGTTCGCCCTACAACTATCAAGAAGTTATTACAGATTGATGAAGAAGGGTTTGAAATCGAAGATGCAAACGGCAATGCGCAGCCTATCAAGTATGATGCTATTCAATTCTATGTTGGTTACAACAAGGACAGGGACAACGCACTTGTTGAGGTCGTTGGTGCTCATTGCGAGATATTCGTAGATGAGAATAACGAGCCTATCACTTACGAGCATGGCAGGGACAAAGACGGCAATCCGCTTGTATGGGTGGCTGAGCAAGTAGTGTTTGATTTGGGTAAAGTACTTTCACACAATATTAGGGACAAGTCGAAGAAAGTATAATCAATCAAAATGAAAGATTATGGCAAGAAGAAATGCACAAACACTGAAAGGTCGTATCGCAGGTGCAACAGGTTCTTATCTGGGCAATAGTGGACGTCATCAGTTGGTAGCTGGTAATAAATTGGGCAGTCATAAGACTGTATATAGGCAGCTCCGTAAGAGCTTTGGAATGAGCGCAGGATAATGAACAAGTTACAAGAAGCACATAACGTAATATGCAGGGTGGCTGAAAAGCAGTCATCTTGCATTGTTATGTGTTCACTTGGTAAGGATTCACTCGTTACTTTGGACTTAGTTTACCCACATTTTGAAAGGGTTGTATGTGTGTTTATGTACTTTGTCAAGGACTTAGACCACATCAATGGTTGGATAAGGTGGGTAAAGAAGAAATATCCAAAAGTCGAGTTCATGGAAGTTCCTCATTGGAATTTAACGTATATTCTTCGTGGTGGTTTGTATTGCGTACCTAATCCTAAAGTTAAGCTGCTGAAACTCGCTGACGTGATTAAGGCGGTGAGGTTAAAGACAGGTATTTACTATACGTTCTTAGGTATGAAGAAAGTGGACGGAATGAACCGAAATCTTATGCTCAAAGGTTATGAAGCTAACGAGTATGAGAATAACGGTTTAGTTTATCCTCTTGCTTCATGGACACAGAAAGACGTTAAAGCATATATGCGTATGAAGCGTTTACCGCAGCCAGTTTTATACGGCAACAAGGCAAGTAACGGCATCGGGTTTAACAAAGATTGCTTCACGTGGCTTAATGAACACTATCCGCAGGACTTGAAGAAGATATATGCAGTGTTTCCAATGAGCGAGAGAATTTTATTTGAACAGAATTATAAACAGGGAAACAAAGAATAATTATGGCAAGAAGAAGAAGAACATTAAATAGAACATTGGATCAAGTCGCTCGTGTTGTGAATGGCAGTCCATATGAAAGGGAAGGGTTGATAAGACAAGCAGCTGCAAATCGACTGACAAGAATGGGATATGTTGGATATCATGGTAAGCGGGTCGAGGCGAATGAGAGTGCCTTATTATCTGCCTCAACAGCGGGGGCTTATAGGAAAGGCAGTTCATCTTACAATCGGAATTTAGATATGGCAAAAGCAGAGTCCAAGTGGTTTAGTAGGAAAGCCAAAGGCAATGTAGCAGGATAACAATTAAACAGAGACAAGTCAGATGGATAACAAATACTTCACATCAGAGAACGTGGAACTCCTACGCTCTCAAATTAAACTTCACGAGCAGAACCCTCGTACTATTCCTGAAGAGAACCGCAAGGCTCTCAAACGTGGCATCAAGAAGTTCGGTATGGTCGGAGGTATCGTGGTGAATAAGCGGACAGGATATACACTTGTAAGCGGACACCAGCGACTTTCAGTTATGGACGAACTCCAAAAGTATAACCCCGACACAAAGGATAACGACTACCCTATCCGAGTGGACTTGATAGATGTAGAGGAGAAAGAAGAGAAAGAGCTGCTTATCTTACTCAACAACCCATCAGCACAAGGAGAGTGGGATTACGACACACTCCGTGAGCTTATCCCCGATATTGACTACAAAGACGCAGGACTAACAGAACAAGACCTCGATATTATCGGCGTGGATTTCAATTTTCAGACAGAGGAAGAAAGCAGCATTGTAGGTGAGCTTGACAACCTCATGGAACCAGTCAGGGAGGAACACCAAGCAGAAGTAGCACAAAAGCAAGCCGAGAGAGCCGAAAAGGTCGCTCATATGAAGCAGGTAAAGCAAGAGGTTAAGGAGGCTGCTACAAAGGCAGCCGCAGACATGGACGCTTATCTTATGCTATCATTCGACAATTGGGATGCAAAAGTAGAGTTTTGTGAGAAGTTCGGGTTTAACCCCGATGAAAAGTTCCTCAAAGGTGAAGTATTCTCTGAAAAGATAGAAACACTTTTAACTGAATAATGGGTGAAGGTATATTGATATATGGTTTAAATGGTAACAAGCGGAGATACACAAGAGACCTACAAGGATATGCAGATAAAGTTCTTGCAAGCGGAAGAGTAAGGAAATCCGTGTATATCTTCGGTAGGACAAACAAAGCATATCTAAGGGACTTGTCTCGGAAAGGTATTGTAGTAAAGTCCGAACTCGCTGCCATTACAGATAAAACCATATTGAAATATCGTAATCACCCAAAGAAACAGAAAGGGGCAACGGTAAATACACATAGATTTAGAATGGTTGAAGCAGCGGTAAAGAAACCGAAAAATGTCTATATAGACAGAAACAGAAGCCGCCTAATCTATGTATCAAGCGTGAAATATTCTAAAGGTAAAGTATTGAAAGTTGTAATAGAACCTAATCAGAAGATAGGTAAACGATATTACAATCAAGTCGTATCTATTGGAGTAGTAGATAAAAACAAAATGAACGCACCACAATATACAAAAATAAAATAGGGGCAATTAAGCCCCTAAGTAGATTGGCGAAGGAGTTGAACCTTGCAATATGCAGCCTTTCGGGTGCCTCGCTACCGATGCGACCATCAATCTATATTGCAAATGTAAAAAGAATATTCTATAAAAGCAAATTATAATCGTTAAAAGATATGGCAAAACCAAAACACGACTACGATAGTGAAGATTTCTACAAGCGTATAGAGCAGCTTGCAATGAACGGATACACGGATAGCGAGATTGCGAATGAACTCAACCTATCCGATGATGTATTTGGGTCTATGAAGAACGGCAATTATCAATGTTGGAACGAAGAGGAAAATAAGCGCAGAGGGGCTGAAATTAATAGGGTCTTAGCACATGGACGGACAAGAATTGTAGCTTTGCTTCGTGGTACATACATCAAGGGTGCGATTGGTGGAAAGAAGACCAAATCAAGGATAGTTAAGTTCGTGCAAGATAAGTGCGAGTGTATGGGGGCAGACAAGAAATGCCCTTATTGCGGTGGCACTGGATGGGTGACACTGACGGATAAAGCAGTGGTGCAAGAGTCCGAAATAGAGTTACCTCCTAATATGCAAGCTATCGCTACCCTACTCTATCACCACGACCCGACATGGCGCAAGATGGAGAAGAAACAAGACGATGAAGATGCTTTGTACTCCGAGAATGGTATCGACATTGATAAGTGGATGACCGATAACACAAATGAATAGAATAACCCCACAGCAGATATATGCTCCTTTGTACCATAACAAGGATAAGTTTATCATCCTTGTTACAGGGGGTAGAGGAAGTGGAAAGAGTTTCAATGTTTCCACTTTCATTGAGCGACTGTTGTTTGAGGTTAAGCATCCAACTCCTGCAAAGCGAATAGTTCATCAGATACTATATACCCGTTATACAATGGTATCGGCTTCAATGTCTGTTATCCCCGAGTTCATGGAGAAGGTGGAGCTTGATGGAAATTCGAAATGGTACACCCACACCAAGACGGATGTAAAGAACCTCCGCAGCGGTGGTGCAGTGATGTTTAGGGGTATTAAGACATCAAGTGGAAATCAAACTGCAAAGTTGAAATCTATTCACGGCGTTACAACCTTTGTAGTAGACGAAGCAGAGGAGTGGGTATCAGAGAGAGAGTTTGAAACAATTATGCTCTCAATCCGTCAGAAAGGAATACAGAACCGAATTATTATCGTTATGAACCCTACGGACAATAACCATTGGGTTTATAAGCGGTTTATAGAGAATACCCATAAGGAGGTGATGTATGATGGTGTGCCTGTTCAGATTAGTACACATCCGAATGTACTACATATCCATACTACTTACTTAGACAACGCTGAGAACCTTTCCCATGAGTTCATTAAGGAGGTTGAGGACATGAAAGCTAACAACCCCGAGAAATACGCTCATACCGTCATGGGTAGATGGGCAGATGTTGCAGAAGGTGCAGTGTTTAAGAAAATCGGAGTTGTTAAGGAGTTCCCTAAATGGTGTAAAAAGGTTGCTATTGGTGATGACTTTGGATTTACCCACGATCCAAGTGCAGGAATATTATGCGGTATCATTGATAATGACTTATACCTTGATGAACTCTTCTATCGTACAGGTATGTTGTCATCTGATATAGTAAAGGAACTCAAACGATATGGAGGATTAAAGGTATTCTCCGAGAGCGCAGACCCTCGATTGATACAAGAGATACACAATGCAGGTATAAAAATATATCCCGTAGATAAGAGCGGCAACTCTATCATAGCAGGAATAGATAAGATGCTATCCTTTGACCATATCTTTGTTACAGAGCGGTCGTATAACCTCCGTACAGAGTTCAGAAAGTATGTATGGGACACGGATAAGGACGGCAACTATATCAACCAACCAATAGACAAATATAACCACGGCATAGATGCGGTTCGCTATTATGTCCTTGGACAACTATTAGGAAAGATATTAAAACCAAAGGGCGATATGGCAGCAGCCTTTGCCCGATAAATAGGATAACGATATGTATATAGTTCAGGCAAAAGATTTATTCAATTTTCGTGATGTGTTTGTATCGAGCCACCCACAAGTAGCATTTGATTATATGAAAGGGTTGGAAAAGCATCACGGCAAAATGTTTAGAATTATAAAACAGTAGTAGCGTATGGATAACCTTGTTTTACGTATAGGAGAAAATATAGCATGTGCTTTCACAGATGCCGCAACAAATATGAAAGACTATGCAGTAAATATTAGAAAAGTGTTCCCACTTAATAAGAAAGGATAACAATATGATAAAGACATTAGATGACATCCTCGCACTTGAGGACATTGATAAGAAGATTAGCTATCTCAAGAAAGGCAGGCGCAATCCTCTCCCCGACACATCTGCAAATCTTGCTGATTGGGACATGACGAAACATGACATCATGAACCCAAAACTTTACAAGAAGATTAAAGTCCTTGTAAAGATGGCAGAGGATAAGTTTTACCCCGAAAGCGGAAAGACTACACATATCCCTGCACAATATGAGATGAAAGAGCCTAACCGCATTGCAATTCCTATTGAGCAGGATATAGTAAACATCCATACCGCCTTTTGTGTAGGTACAGAACCCACACTTGACTGTACCCCCGAAGACGATGGAGAAAAGAATGTGTTTGAAACCATCAAGCAGGTATTCAAGAAGAATAAACTGAAATTTCAAAACCGCAAGTTGGTCCGTTCGTGGCTATCAGAGCAGGAAGTGGCAGAGTATTGGTATGTTGTTAAGGATGATGGATTTTGGGCACAGCTAAAGCGCAGAATTGCGTCCCTCTTTGGAAATAAAGTACCCGAATATCAGTTAAGGTCACAAATATGGTCGCCTTTCCGTGGTGATACATTATATCCTTTCTTTGACGATAACGGCAACATGATAGCTTTCTCTCGTGAGTACAAAAAGAAAGATTTAGACGGTAACGAACATACCGTATTCATGACTATTACCGAAGATAAGGTGTATCAGTGGGAACTTGATAAGATATGGTCGGAGAATGTAGAACGTACGTTCGCGCATCAGTTTCAGAAACTCCCCGTCATGTACGCCTTTCGTCCCGAGCCGTTATGCGCAAAGGTTAAGCAGTTGCGTGTCCGATTAGAGAAGTGTTTGAGTGGTTATGCTGATTGTATTGATAATCATTTCTTCCCTCTCCTTATGCTCTTTGGAGAGTTGCAACCCGACAACTTGAGCGGTGATGCACGTAACAGAATGATGCAATTAACGGGAGATGGTGCAAATGCGCAATACCTCACATGGAATCAATCATCCGACCCGATCAAGGTGGAGATTGAAACCTACTTTAATCAGATTTACGGACTGACAAATACCCCTCGTATATCATTCGACCAACTCAAAGGTACGGGCAATGCCCTTAGTGGCACGGCTTTCCGATATGTCTTCATGGCTGCTCACATGGCAGTACAGAACCATGCGGAGGAATTGGGAGAGTTTTTCCAACGAAGAGTTAATTTCCTTACATCTGCTATTGGCACGCTGAACACATCACTCGAAGCCGCAAGTAAAACGGTAAGCATCGAAACGGAGATTGTTCCTTTCATGATTGATAGCGAAAGAGATAAGGTTGAAACCGCTGCTGCTGCCGTCAGTGGTGGGGTATGGTCAATGGAACACGGAGTAAGTTTCTGCTCAAACTATGGCGAGTTGCAAGACGAATTACAACAAATCAAAGAAAAGAAAAAGGAAACTCAACCAACATCGCAAACGCAAGAATAGCTTCTTTACACAAATGTTTATGTATTATTTCAGCCGTCTGTACGTGAGTACAGACGGCTTTTTATTACAACCGTCTTATTGTCATTTCTGAACCACTGAAAAACACAAATCTCCCTTTTATAATGTGTAAATTTGAAAAGATTTATTCAAGTTAACACTTTATAAAGTATGAACATTTACGAACAAATTTTGGCAGGACTCAAAACCAAGTTTCAAGGGGTTGAGGATGCCACCCTCCAGCGTATGGCAAGCAAGAAAGCTGAAGGAGTGACGGACGAGAGCAAGGTAAACTCTATTGTTGAGGGTATCTCCTTTCAAGACGTTCTAACAAGCTATGGCGACTATCGGGCTGATGGTGCGCAGAAAACCGCAGTTTCAAACTACGAGAAGAAGCACAACATCAAGGACGGAAAGCCAATCGAGGAACCAAAGCCACAAGACCCACTACCAACACCGACTCCACAGACAACGGAACAAGTGCCATCATGGGCGCAAAGTCTTATTGACTCTAATAAGACATTGAGCGAGAAGTTAGCAGCAATGGACGCAAAGACAAAGGCGGACGAACGCAACCAACAGATTGCAGCAGTGGCAAAGTCATTCGGTATCCCTGAATATGTCTATAAAGGAAAACAAATCGCTGATGATGTAGACCTTAATCAGTACTTCACCGATGTGAAGCAGGAGATGCAGAATGGTGGATTCCAGTTCGCCAAGTCTCCCGAAGAGGGAAACCACGAACACAAAAGCGAGATTAGTTCCATTGCTGAACAAATCAACAAGGGAACACAAGAGATTGTAGAACAAAACAAAAAGTAATTTATGGCAGGATTTAAGTACAATTTGCCACCAAAGGAAGAGCAGGAAGAGCGTTACGACGTGTCTACTGGTCTTCGTCGTCGTGGCAATTACGTCCTTGATGTCGCAGGATTGGCAGTAGGCAGCTATGTGCCTTCATTCACTCCTATTGCAGCCGACCTCAAGGCAAAGACCGCAAAGATTGTGGTAAATGTTCTCGTAAAGGAGAATGTCGGTGCAACTGACACCAAAGTGAAGATTGCTAAGGGTTCATACGTTGTTATGGGAACTATCCTCGGCAATGGCACTAAGGGCGCAACAGTTAACGCCATTGACAAGTCAAAGGCTGAGTATGACGAACTCACACTCAGTGCAGCTATGGGCGCATTGAAGACTGGTGATGTGTTGTTTGAGGCTAAGGCAGCAGACGGCACTACCCCTAAGAATGTCGCTAACTCTGCACTTTATGAAAGTCATAAGGTTGCAGACGGCATTAACTCCGTTGCACTCTTGCAGAGAGCATTTGAGATTGAACCAGAGAAGTTGGTAACTCCTTTCTCACAGAAGGACAAGGCTAACCTCCCTCACTTCCAGTTTAACGAGTAAAAGAAAGGGCACAGAATTATGATATTGACTATTCAATCATTATTTAACGAGCCTGCTATTGTAGGTGCAGTTATCAATCGTGTCCTTCAAACTCGTAAGGACGCTATCTATTGGCAGGAGTTTCTCGACTGGCGTAAGACCACTACACGAGTATTCAAGGACTATATCGGTTCTGTTCGTGGTGTGATGGCAGGTTCTGTCAACTCGCAATTTGGCGAAAAGCCAATCCGTGAACGTGCCAATATGGGCAACGGAGTTGGTGAGATTGCTTATCTTGGTGACCGCTATCAGATGAGTGTAGACCGCCTATCAGAGTTGCAGGACTTGCTTGATAAGTACAACGAGGCGAACGCTGCTGGACAAGTGTCAGCACTTAACGACATCATTAGCTTTATTTACGATGATTATCGTCAGGTGATGCTTGCTGCTCACAAGCGTATGGATTTGGTTGTTGGCGACCTCCTTATGACGGGTAAGGCTTCTGTCCGTAATAAGGACAAAGCGCAGTCAGAACAGAACGCTACCGAGTTCCTCAACATCGAACTTCCTATGAACGCTATCGAGTTGCAGGATAGTGACGTTATAGACGGCGCAAAGAAGAAGATGGTAACTTACCTCATGAACAAACTTAACGAGCTTGCTCCTGACTTCGGTAAGTACTCAAAGATGATTATGAGCCGTGGCACATTCATGAAGCACATCATCGGTTCTTCTGAGTTCGGTGAGATGTTCAAGATGCAGCTTGGCTCTAATCAGATGTATCTTTCTACGGGTCTTGTAACGTCTGCTCTTGCTTCTGACCTCTTCACGGGTATTGGTCTCCCTGCTATCGAAATCAAGGATGACTACGTGAAGGAGCAGAACGGCAAGAACGTACAGGTTTATGCAGATGGTCATATCACACTCCTCCCACAGGATAAGGTTGGCTATATGCGCTACCACACGCCGTATGAGCAGACCGACCCAGTGCCAGGCATGACCTATACTCCTACTGGTGATGGTGATATGCTTGTGGCTGCTAATCGTGACCACAACGGACGCTATCTCGAATACACCGCAGAGTGGATTCCACAGATTGCAGACCCAACTCTCATTACCACACTTGACCTTACTAAGTTGACAAAATGAACGTAAGGGACTACATATCAAGCAAGTTTCAGTCCTTCGGCATACAAGTGTCGGAGGCTGACTTGTTGGATATGTCTCTCAATGCACGTGTGAATATAGAGGACGATGTTGATGCAGATGTAATTGATAATATCTCTGTTGCTATTGCCCGATTTATTCCATCCCTTTTGCTTCGTCCTACATCTATCAATGAGAGCGGTTTCTCTATGTCGTGGAACACTCAAGGCGTAAAGGACTATTACTCTCTCCTTTGTAAGAAGTACGGATTGAAGGATGAACTCAACGACAATAAACCAAAGATACGTATCTTATGATATTCGCACCACACATATTGCAGGTTAAAAGGGTAACACCACTCCAAGAGGACGAATACGGACACCCAATCCCTAACACGGGAGGTGAAGAGTGGGTAACACTCTGTAAGTGCCGTTGTGATGACAACACCACAAAAGAGTTTAACTCTCCTAATGGTGATGTTTACAGACCTAATTTTCACGTAGTATGTGAGATGAATGTGGATATTAAAGCAGGTACAGAGGTAAGATGTCTTGAGGGGGAAAGCGTACGAGGAGAAGGCAAGGTTTACATTGTAAAGAATGCTAACTATTTCAATAATTCTGAATTATGGTTATAGATAGTGATTTCTCCGATGTAGACCAGTTCTTTGATGCTTTAGAGTGGGAAGTTCAGAAAGGTATGATAGACGTTGGCGATGCGGCTGTTAAGGACGCAGAAGAAAGCGGAACATACCAAGACCACACACTCACTTTGAGAACGTCCAACACATTCGATGTAGACAAGGACGGATTGACATTAGAGAACACCGCTCCTTACGCATCATATGTCGAGGCAAAGGGATTTGTAGTACTGAGTGACCCTGCATTGAGAGCAGAGAAGAAACTAAAAGAAATGTTTGAATGATAGTAACTACCGACATAGCAGATATTCTCTACCGAGATTGCAAGGCGTTTGGGTTAGATATAGTTCCTTTCGGCAAGACCATTATGGGCGAACTGAAAGACGAACGCATTACTATCCATGTAAAAGGACAGACCCCGAGCAAGTATTGGGAGAAGTGTTTTGTTGAAGTCAATTTATGTGTGCCTGACTTAGGGGTGAACATTGCCAATACACTTCGGTTAAAGGAATTGGAGCGAAAGGCAAAAGAACTCTTCAAAAGCGTAACGGGCGAGTTTGACGGAACAAGGTACAACTATGAGATAGATACTATCCACATTGAAGCGGACACTGCTTTGAAGTGCCATTTTATTAATTGTAGAATATTGTTTAACGCATTAAACGTAAAGTAAATATGGGAAAAATTTCAGCTGTCGGCATTAAGAAGATTTTTTTTGCTGACATTTCCGTAATCAAGAATGACCTTACCGCAGCAAGTGCAAGTACAATCATCAAGGCTGCTAAGACAGCTAAGAATGAGGTGATGAACGTGCATGGTGAAACATGGAACATTGAGGAGAGCGAGGCTTCTGTTACTCCATACAAGAACCAACTCACGGGTCAAGCGTACCGCTATGACACCACTCAAGGAGAGATTACCCCTCAGTTCTCAATCGGTCAGTATGACTATGCTGCCAAAGCTGCTCTTATGGGCGGTGAAGTCATCAAGAAGGGCGGTGCAGGCACTGATAAGGATGACATCGTTGGTTGGAAGCGAGCTACTGATAAGGTTGTCATCAAGAAGGCTCTGTTCTGCCTGACTGAGGACGATGTATGGTTCATCTTCCCTAACTGTCAGATTGTAGCACGTGAGGCAAACACCGACAAGGCTATCGCTATTGCAGTCAAGGGTCTTGTTCAGGCTCCTACTGTTGATGGCGTGTCACCAGAGTATAACTTTGACGAGTCAGAGGTAAAGGCTTTGGCATAAGGTAAGGTTTCAGGATAACATCGGGGTGGAACGTGGCGAAAGACCACCTCCACCCCTTTTTTATTTTCAGTATGAGTAAAGCAAGTAAATTAGTATCAGATGCAATCTTAGGCAATGACTATGCGATTGTATACGTGAATAATCAAGCATACGCTATTCAGCCTCCTACTATTAAGCGGTTGGCAGGTGCAATTTCGTGTATCAGTGAAATAAATCTATCAGAGGGTAGCTCAATAAAAGAGATGCTCCTATCTGCAAAGGATAGTGAAGCATACGCAAAGGCTCTCTCGTGGCTTATGGCAGGCGATTTATCCAAGACCAAGGAATTATGCAATGGAACTCTTGAGGAGGTCGTAGATGCGCTTGCAGCAGGTTTTGACCTTATCGGCATAGCCCCTTTCTTGAAAGCTGTCAGTTTGACGAAGAACGCAAGCCTACTGGCAGCAACACCGAAGTAGTCGGAAATAAGACTCTTTTGGGACAAATAGCGTCATTCATGGATAGCTTGCATCTGACGTATGACGAAGTAGTTAATCAAATTCCTTATCGTAACCTCATTATCATGCAGAAAGACAAACAGCACGAGGCTTTCGGTGATGTGGTGAAGAAAATCAGTGGTAAGGAACTCGCAAAAAGGAGAAGAAAGTAGATATGGCAGAATTGAAATTCCGTGTACAAGCAGACTATGAGAAGGTCCAGCGGTTACGAGATGAGATAACGAAATTAAAGCAGGAGATTAAAGGTGTAGATGCTATTCAAGACCCTACATCCTTTAATAAGCTGAATAGTAAATTACAACAGACTTCTAAGGAATTAGGGAATGTCACTGGTAAGATTGCCGAAGCATCTGCTGCAATAGAAACAGACTTTAAACAGAAGATATTTGCAGCTTCGCAGGGTGTCAATGACTTTACAGAGAAGATTATTGCACAGAAAGGAGTAGTTAGGGACGTTGCCGCTGATGTTAAGCGGTTGGGCGATGCTTATCGTGAGTCTGTTAAGTCGTCTCCTTTGACATCTGATGCCAAACTTGCAGAGTGGAAAGCAGCCAAAAAGGCTCTTGATGAAGAAAAGGCATCGTTATTTGCTCTCACACAAGAACAGGCAACGGCAAGGCTGTCAGTAAAGAAACTCCGTGACGAATACGCATTATTACGACAAGAAGGTGGCGGAACAGCAGAAACCATGAACCTGCTTACTGGTAAGCTCAAGCAGATGAGCGGCATGATTCTTGGCGGTATGGGGCTGAAAGAACTTGCAAGTAGGGTTATATCCGTCCGTGCAGAGTTCGAGAGCATGGAAACATCCCTTAAAGTCCTCTTAGGTGGTAACGAGGAACGTCTAAACAATATCATGGGGCAAATTAAAGAATATGCCCTTGCTTCTCCGCTGAACACAAAGGATATGGTCGGTGCAGTGCAGATGATGACATCTTTCGGTATCGAAGCGGAGAAGTCTATCAGCTATCTGAAGGCTATCGGTGACATATCAATGGGTGACTCGGGCAAATTTAATTCCCTCGCACTTGCTTTTTCACAGATGAGTAGTGCAGGAAAGTTGATGGGACAAGATTTGCTGCAAATGATAAATGCCGGGTTCTCTCCGTTAGAAGAAATTTCACGCAAGACAGGCAAATCTATCGGTGAACTTAAAAATGAGATGTCGAAAGGTGCTATCACTTCAAAGATGGTACAGGATGCGTTCATTTCTGCTACTTCCGCAGGTGGTAAGTTCTTTGGTATGTCATCAGAGGGCGCAAAGACCCTCAATGGTCAGATTTCAATGCTCCAAGAGTCCTTTGATAACATGTTCAATGAGATAGGCTCTAAGGGTGAGGGAGTTGTTATGAGTGCCGTGCAGGCTGCAACGTACCTTGTCGAGAACTACGAGCAGGTAGGACGTGTTATAGTAGGTCTTGCTACATCGTTTGGAATATATCGGACGGCTGTAGCCTTAGCAACAATGACAACAAATGGATATACTATTGCTGAAACTATTGCCTACACACGTACACTATTGTTAGAGAAAGCTACAAAACTTCTTAACATGACTATGCTCTCCAATCCTTATGTTGCAGCGGCAGCAGCTTTGGCAACTCTTATTGGAGCAATCATAGCAACAAGTGATGGTGTTAGCGAACTTGATGCTGCTCAAAATACGCTTAATGAAACTTTCAAGGCTGCACAAGATAGACAAGAGCAATATAAAGCGGCTACAGAACAAGCTATATCTGTGGCAAGTGATGATAAATCAGCTACAGATGACAGAAGAAAAGCTATGAATCTTCTTATTTCACGTTATCCTTCTATAATTAAGAAATATATTGACGAGGAGGGTCATTTGAAGAATATACTCCAAATGAAGCGTGAAATAGCTGTAATAGATGGCAATAAAGCCGTTGAATCACATATACAACAGTCTAATAAGTACACGCAGATAAGTAAAACACTCCATGCGAATGGAGAAAAGAAACTAAGCGGAGGTAATATATCTGATAAAGATTCAAAAATCGAAGATGATGCCATTGCTCAGTATGCCAAAGCACATAATAGGTCAGAGTGGAGTGTGCGTGCGTTTGTTCCATATAAAGATATTATGGAATATTATGATAGACTTGCAAGCGGAGAAAGATACCAATCAAAGAGAGTCGCGGCTGGTAATGCAATATCTCGATACCAAGATACTATTGGTAAAATGAGCAATCAGAGGATTAATGCTTTATCAAAAACTTTAGAGAAAAATAAAGGCAGCAAGAAAAACATCGTATTCCCTTATAAAGAACTAAAGGGGGTGTCTTTGACTTCAAAGGAGATAGAACAACTATCTACTTATGTTAATGGTATTAAGGAATCAAGAAAATCTCAACCGCTATGGGTTGCATCAAGAAATGCCGCAAAATCAGAAGTATTAAAAGCAAGAACTCATCTGGAAAAACTAAAAAAAAGTGGTAAAGCGACTGTTGCACAAGTAGAGGAGGCTCAAAAGAAACTTGATACGGCTAACGAAAGCTACAAGAAACTATCGGGGAGTTCGTTAGATAGCGAGGAGAAATCATCTGCTAAAAGTGCAAAGAGTGCCGAAAGTGCAGCCAAAAAGGCACAGAAAGCACGTGAAAAAGCACGTGAAAAAGCAGCAAAAGCCGCAGAGAAAGCAGCCGAGCAGCAGAACGAAGCCAACGAGAAAGCATTTGAGATTGAAACAAAAGCGAAACTTGAGAATAGGCGAAAAGCGGAGGATTTGGCAAACGAAACCGAGCAGGCAGAGATAAACATCCTCAAAGACGGCAACGAGAAGAAACTCCGACAGATAGAACTCAACCGCAAGAAAGAGCAAGAGGCTATCGACAGAGCATTTGAGGACATCAAGCAGCAACGTATCGAGCAAGCTAAGCAAAAGTGGGAGGCAAACCCAAAGAATAAGGGAAAGAACTTCTACAACAGCTCTGAGTACTCTTATGCTTCCTCTAACGACCGCTATACAGATGCAGAGTACAAGAACTATGATGCAAAAACAAAGGCAGCATGGCATAAGTATGACGAGGAAATTGCTAAACTCAAAGATGCAGAGATAGCATACGAGGACAGTCTTATCAAAGCCAATGAGTCTTATTTTGACAAGAAGACAGACCTTGTAAAGAAATACTCAAAAGAGGTATCTGATATATATAAGGCTATTTCAGAAGCTGAGAAACGTGGCGATAAGGAGAAAGCAGATGCATTATACCGTACGTTGACAGAGGCAAGGGCAAACTACGGCAAGGAACAGATGACACTTGCTTTTGAACAGCTAAAGAAAGACCCTAACTATGTAGCGGCATTTGACGACTTGAAGGGGGCATCAACGGATACCCTAAACAGCCTTATCGGACGATTTAGCGAGGTTAAACAAGCAGCAGGAGAGGCTCTCAACCCCGAAGGAGTAAAGACATACTTCGATGCTATCAACGGAATGATTGATGAGCTTATCAGTCGTGACCCTATCGGAATGATAAAGAAACTCACCGATGAGTTAATCAAGCAGCAGGACGAGCTGAAAGCCGCTGAGAATAGACGAGATAGAGTAAAAGGCGGAGAGAAGATTGTCAAGAGCATAGGCTACAATAAAGACCTTAAAAAGTGGGTGTCTGAATATTGGGAATTAGCAGATGCCGAGGCGGACGTTGCCGCAAAAGGTCAGCAGGTAACACAGACTACCCATAAGATAGAGAATGCACACAAGACCCTCACAAAGTCTATTCAAGGCGTAGCTGATAAAATGGGCGAGTTAGGCGGTAAGATAGGAGGACAGACAGGAGAGATATTCTCTCTCTTTGGCTCTGTAATGACCTATTATCAAACTATCTCTGATGGCGTTACGGCAGTAGGCAAGGCTGGGTCAAGTGCAATGAAATCTATCGAGTCAGCAAGTGCTATCCTTGCAATTATCAGCGCAGCAATACAACTGATGCAGATGCTTAGCAGTATACTTCCCAATCAAGATAGCTTATACGAGAAAGCCGCCGCAAAGCAAGCGGAGATAAACAAACTCCGTGACTCTGTGAATGATTATCGTCTTGCGGTGATGAAAGCACGCCACGAGGAAAGTAATTGGTTCTCTGACAGTGGTCTGAAAGGTTTGCAAGATGCTTACGAGGAACATGGGCAAGTTGCTGAGTCTTATTACAAGAAACTCAATGAGGCGCAAGAGAAGTATATCGACAAATCTTCGGGTCTTAGAAAGGCTATGGTGCCTATCGTAGCAGGTATTACCGCCATTGCGGCTGTTGCGGCTGGTGTATTTACAGCAGGAACAGGAACAGCAGCTATCGGCGCTTTAGGGTCGGCTGTCATTGGTGCGTTGACTACTACGGCAGTAACGGCAACAGTAGCAACGGCAGCAGGTGTGGCAGTGGCTGGTCTTGCTGGTGCTATCGTTGGTAAGGCTATTGACTCCGCTGTGAGTTCTATTACTTACAAGAATGGGCAGGTAGCAGCAAAAGATAATCTCCGTATTCAGACACAACATAAGTCTTTTTGGCGAGGTCAGAAAACAGCTGACCTTAAAGAATGGGTTAAAAAGCAGTATGGCAAAGACCTATTCGGTGAAGATGGTATGGTTGACAAGGAACTTGCAAACGAGGTCTTAAAGAACTATGGACATAAGTTGCAAGGCGAAACAAAGGAGACATTGGAGAAACTCGTAGAACTCAGAGAGAAATACGATGAGTTTAATAAGTCTATCCATGAATATGTTTCTAAGATGTACTCTCCTTTGGTGTCTGATATGACGGATGCCGTGTGGTCGTGGCTGAAAGACGGCAAAGATGCGCTTTCTGAGTTCAAGAACTCGGCTTCAAAGACGTTTGCGGAGATTTCTAAGGATATGGTTAAACAGCTCCTTTTGAAGAATGTCTTTAGCAAGTATGAGGATAAACTATCCGACTTATACAAGGCTTATGCAATGAAGGCTATTAACGAGAATGAACTCGGTGCGGCGTCAGCGAACCTTGCAGGAGAGATTGTGGATAGCATGAATAGCTATATACCAGTAGCGCAAAGTCTGTTAAAGCAGCTACAAGAGGGATTTGCGGCAAAAGGAATAGATATTACAAGAGAAGGTGACAGCTCGCAGACGGCAACCGCTAACGGAGTTACATCTATCACCTTTGAGCAGGCAAGTAATATCATTGCACTCACCACAGCAGGGAATATCTCACGTGATCAGATAAAAGACATTCTGACGGCTAAATTAAGCACGATGGACGCATCTATGCGTGGTGTTCAGATGATGGCGGTAGAACAGAAGTCTATTGCGGACGAACTGAGAACGATACAAGCGAACTCCTATCTTGAGTTGCAGGGTATTCACGATGACACATCTGCAATGAATAAGACGCTCAAAACAATGAGTGGCGATATGTCAGAAATCAAACGAGAACTTAAAAAGATGTAATATGACAGAATTAATCATTAACGGCAAGGATGCCTTTACAGAATGGGGCATAAGAATGGGTGACGGCTTTCTCGATACCCTTAACGGATATTTCCTAATGAAGGAGTATATCACCAACAACGACCGCACACAAGATGGGGTTCAGTATGTCGGCACTCCTAAGGTCAATGAGCGCAGTATTGTCCTAAACTTCACTATGGAAGGCAGGGACGCGGCAGATTTCAACACAAAGAACAAATCCTTTGTGGAGGTTATGAGAGGGGGTGAGGTGTCTATACAAGTCCCTAATGACGGCACAGATGTTTATCACCTCAAATACACTGGAAAGAGTTGCACCTTTGCCAGGAACACAGAACGAACCTTTGCAAAGCTCGGGCTTGCTTTCATAGAGCCAAACCCCACCTATAGGACATAAAAAGAGGGTAGCTTAACGGCTACCCTAACACTTCCAATTCTTCATAGAAATAAGTGCCACATGGCTCGTTAGTTGTTGCATCAACACATTTGTATTGACCATTTTTACGAGCAACGACGCGCACCTGCTTCCCGTTTGAACGAATACGGGCGCACATGCCGAGTAAATCACGCGGTTTCTGTACTTCTTCAACTTGTGGAGCAAATTTTCTCCTAAGTGCAGCTACATCATTTGTCATTATCCATAACTTGAAGAAAAGGATAATTTGCAATATGCCGAAGATTATCAGCACGATTGCGAATAGATTTAGGTCATTCATATTTTAATTCGTAAATTATTTTTCTCAATTCATTAAACTTATCTGGATTTTTCATATCCTCCCAAAAGAATTTCTTGTATCTATTCCTATTAAAACCATTTTCGTTTGTATAAACAAGAATCATTTCCTTATCACAGAGAATTATAATAGGTGCTTCTAACAAATGTGCGTAAGAATTAGCTTGTTGAAATGCTGTATATACTTCTTTTCTGTTGTGCATGGAAAGTTTTGCTTCTATAAGTACTTTGGCAATGTAGCCATTATCAGTTTTTGTACAATGCACCGCAAAATCAGGATATATTCTTTCACCGCATCCAGCCCGTAATGGAACTTGTCGCATGTAGTCTGTCATACCCATACTATCAAGTAAAGGTATTAATAAATGTTCTTCTACATCTTTCTCTAATTTTATATTTGTACAAGCTATTTTAGGTGCATATAAGACTGGTAATTTACTTGTATCGTACTTTTTTGTCTGTATTATTCGCAAAAACTCTTGATAATCCCTATTACTTATTTCCCATCCATTTACTCCTTGAAAGTTTTTCCGGACAAGTGGATGAGAAGAAAAGTATTCATCGTTCTTTAATTCCTGCAAAGTTACATGTGGTAGCTTTATTCTACTTCCTATGTATGTGTTAGCATAGTAATAAAAGAACGGGTCTATAACACCATCTGTTTGGGCTATCCACATACATGTTATTGCACATATAGGGGAGGTTTCGTAGTGTATGAGAATATCTCCTCGCATAGTATCCTCATTAGCTTGCCAAAATGTAAAATCCAAATCTTCTATTGGCATAATCTTACCGCCAATAAACCAAGCCCTAGACGGTTTCGGCAATTCTGTTGGAATATTCTTTGTAAGCCCTTGACCAAAGTCATAAAGCATAGCGCATAGCTCATACGGAGATAGTCCATTTTCTTTACGAAAAGAATATAGTATCTCGCATAGTTCCCAATAATACATACACCGTGCCCTATAATTACTCTTTTTAGGTGGTAATGGCAATTCTATATCGAATATATCAAATACTTTTATAAGGTCAAAGAAATGGTATCGGAATATATTAGGAAAGAAATACTCTGGAGCCTTGAAAAACAACATGAAAGATATATCCATATTAGCCATGAGATATGTTTTATAGTCCGCTTTTTCTATAAAAGGTTCTCCATCATCAAACAATATCGCCCCATCTATTATTTGCTCGTATAGATTTCGTGCATCATCTATATTGGTTGGCAATAGCATCTTCTTGATTGCAAGTTCCCATAGAAGTTCACAACAATCCTCCATACTGTCTTTATCCGAAAACTTTGTTTCCATGGGGTTATATTTGGAAACAAGTTCATATATAGATATATCATGGGCAGCGTTTTCAAACAGGCTAATAGTTTTCTTGCCAACATCGGTTTGTTTATACAAGTCCCATGTGTACTGATTAAACTTCATTCCTTTATTATGGTTACTTTGATAGGATTCCCACAATGGGGACAAATGATAGTGTTTGATGCGTCCTTTTCGTCTGCCACGAGTTCAGATACCGACACACCTATAATAGATGCTATCTCCTGCAATCTATCTAATGGCGTACTTCCATTAAGCAACTGCGATAATGAAGATTGGGACATACCTTTTTTATCTTCTCGCTTATTTGTCATTTCAGATGCCAGCCGTTCGAGTGTCCAGCCATGCTCTTTTATTACCTTTTTTATATCCATAAGTTATAACTAATATTAATTTGCTGCAAAGTTAATGTAATAATATGATAATAGCAAGAAAAGTTACTAAAATATAAGAAATAACTAATTATCTGCAAATAGAAGTTAAGATATGTCTACTATCTGCAAAGCAATGTTAAATATTAGATATTTCTTATTAAATTATTTGTGAGTATTAGAAATATCTTATATCTTTGCATTGTGATTAAGAAACAAATATAAAACTATTAAATAATAAAGGTTATGAGTACATCATTAAAGAACACTATGAGAGAGGTAATGACTGACGCTTGGCGTATGTTCAGAATTACAGGTGAGAGTTTCGCTGCTTGCTTAAAGCGTGCGTGGCAACTTGCAAAACTTGCAAAGGCAATGAAAACAAAGGTTGTTCAATTCTTCTATGTAAAGGCTTCAACAGGCGAGTTAAGACAGGCTTTTGGCACATTGCAGGCAAGTGTTATAGATGGTCTTGTAAAGAGTACAGGGCGCAAGGCAAACGAAAACCTTATGACTTACTATGATCAAGAGGCGCAAGGCTTTAGGTCTTTCAAGAAGTTTAATTTAGTAAAAGTTGTATTATGATACAAGTTTCAATAACTTACAAAGGTAAAAAATACGTAACAGAGTATTTCGCCACTGAACAAGGCGAAATACTTAGAAATGGCAAAAAATTAAAAAAGGCTATAAGCCTAAGTGGATATTACCATGTTACTATACATTATCAATGTGGCAAACAGGTTACAAAACAAGTACATCGTATTATAGCAGAATGTTTTATACCAAATCCTTTGAATAAGCGTGAAGTGAATCATATAAATGGTAATAAACTTGATAACAGGGTGTGCAATCTTGAATGGGTTACACCAAAAGAAAACACACATCACGCTATCAGAATGGGATTGAGCAAGCCAAGAGATATGTCTGATGTTAGAGATGGGTATAAAATACATAAAGAAAGAATTATTGAAGCGCAAAGAAGAAGGGTGACAGGTATTGGAAACCCAATGTCAAAACTTTCAGAATGTGAAGTTATGAAAATCAGGACTTTTTATAAAGAAGGTAAGCGCCCCTTTGAAATAGCAAAAATATTTGGTCTTGCAAGGCAAACTATTGAAGAAATAATTATGGGTACGAGGTGGGGGCATTTGCCATTTCCTTATAAGAAACCAAAAAGTCTTAAATGCAAACGAGTGAATAAAATAAAAGATGGAAAAGTTATTGCTACGTATGAAACCATAAAAGATGCTGAGAAAACAGTAACAAATGGCAAAGGACACTCTGCAATATCTGCTTGTTGCAAAGGTAAGAGAAAACAATATGGCGGGTATCAATGGCAATATGAAGAGTAGCGAAAAAGACGAGTGGCGTTGTTTCAAAAAAGCAAACTTAGTTAGAATAGCGTAAATCAACATCGGGGTAGGTTCGCCTACCCTATTAAAAGCAAAGACAATGAAGAACTATCATATTACATATAGCTACAAGCATCAGAATAATGTTGTTATCGTTGATTGCGACATTGAAGAAGTACACAAATCAGATATTAAGCGTGGTGATACCATATTGTTAGATAATGGCGATACAAAGACAATCTGCATGAATAACCTAACATGGGATAAATTCTTAGGTCGCTGTATATGTGGTGATAGTTATAATATAGGTCGCAAACTTGTAAAGCGTGTGCATAACCTAAAGATAGGCACAGCAAGCTATTACAAAGTAATTTAACCACATATAATCAGAAGATTTGCCACAACAAAAACGTTGTGGCTTTTCTGTTTTTATCCCATTCCCATACCCTTTCTTTTCTTGTTATCTTTGCGATTATGGTAATATACGACATTCATAACAACAAGATACTCGATGCGACACTGACAGAGGGCGCAGAACACGAGCAAGAATTAGGCAGAAGTGACCTTATAAGGTTATCGTGGCAGAGTGATGTAAAACTCACATTGCCAGCAGGTGCGTATATTATACCTTTTGATGACGGCTTGAAGTACCGCCTACTCAGTCCGTACACACCGACAGAGGACGATAAAGGATTTAAGTACACCCCCGAATTTCAGCACCCTTTGATGTGGCTTTCACGTGTGCCGTTTCTATATGACACCACAGATGCGGATAAGAACCCTATCAAGCAGCAAGAGTGGTCATTTGAGGGGTTAACGACAAATGCACTTGAATACGCTTGCAAGGCTATCAATGAAGCACTCAATATAACGACAGAGAGCGAAAAGTTTACATTCACCCTTTGCGGTAATGTAGATAGTTCCGTATCATTTTCTGTATCATCGAATGATATACTTTCCGTATTATCTTCTATTGCTCAAGGCTGCAAGAATAACGCTTGCGAGTGGCATCTGTCGTGGAAGCATAAGGCTTTATACTTCGGTCAGATAAGTATTAATCTTGGCGAGGACGTACCGACTTTAAAGGTACACGAAAATATACAGAAAGCATCTGTAAGCGATAGCAAAGAACCATATTACAACTGTTTCTATCCGCAGGGGTCAACAAAGAATATGTCTACAAAGGCACTTGTTGGCACTGGTAACGTTGCCACGCTTGCACGATTAGGACTTGACAAGGCTGTTTACCCTGACGGGTATATCTATGTAGGCACAGATGGGAACGTCATCACAAAGGAAGCGTTTGAAGCATCAGGAGAAATCAAGCAAACGCTTGCACTCTCCTTTGATGATGTTTATCCGCATATAGATTTGTATGTTTATAACGTCCGTAAGCACGTGCGTTATCTAAAGAACTCTCAGACAAACACAATAGAACTTGACATCAGAGGAAACAAAAAGACATATACTATTTGGTATATGCGCTTAGCGTTCCCTTCTACAACTAAGATAGCTGGCAAGACCGCTATCAATATAACTCACGATAAGGACGAAAGCGGAAACATCATTACTCACTATTGGTATGACTATGAGATAGACCGAACAAAGCAGGTATTACAAGGGTACACGCTTAAAGGAATATTCAAGGTTAACACCCACGCAGTAGATAGTAAGTATGATGTCCTTACGCAGGGACTTGTAGGACAGCCTAATGGGCAAGAAGGATTTGAACTCCACTACCACGAAATAAACAACCCAATCACTCCGAAACCAAACGAGGGCGATAGCGGTGTAGACATCTTAAAGGGTGACTACGAAATACTCAAGTATCAAAGCGGAGATACCATTATCCCTACCAATGAGAGCGAGGGACTTTACCCAAGAGGAAATACCCTCCCAGACCTCACTTGTAATATGGTCGTGCTGTTTAACATTGTAATGGGTGAGCATGAAACGAAGCTTGCACAAGAAGAATTAGCAGCACAAACTATCAAGGAGATAAAAAGACGTGCGCAGGATAACAATAACTACTCATTCTCCTCTAATGCGGTAGCTTTCGTAAATAGGAACCCAAAACTCTATATCGGTCAGAAAGTCACATTTGACGATGGGTTTGGTTATCAGTTAAAGACACGTGTCATAAAGTTGGTTACAAAGCTGGATTATCCGATTATTCAGGAGATAACCGTTGGCAATCAAGCCGTCAAGGGTACTATCTCGCAGTTAAAGGAGGATGTCAATAATATCCTATCGGGTAATTTCAGTGGTGGAGGATTAAACTCTACACAGATAAGTGAGCTTATAAAGAATTATGTAGACCCACGCTTCCTAAGAAAGAATATCCCTGATACCGCCCAAGAGGTTATTACATTCTTAAAGGGTATCGAGTTTGGCGATGATTTCGTAAAGGACAGCTCAGGTGCTGGCATTTATAAGGATGACAATGGGCAGTGGCACGTTGATACCGACTATATTCACGCACGAAAGAAACTAACAGCAGAAGAGGTGGAAGTGATGAAAACCTCTCACATTAAAGGTAAAGTTGTAAACTCTGCTGGTGGCTTTGTTATTTCACGAATAGAGAAGATTACTGGTGCTTGGCGGTGCTATTTTGTTCAACAGGATAGTGAAGGACGTAGGGTGTATAACTCTATGCGTAAGAATGACCTCGCTCTTTGCGAGACATTCAACTTGATAGATGCTGGCGGTCAGTTGTCTAATCACTACTGGCATAGGCGTGTCAGCGCTGTTGGTACTGATTATGTCGATATCGCTGATAACACGAATGCGGACGACTATGCAAGTGGCAGCGACGTTCCACAAGTGGGTGACGAGGTAGTGCAGCTGGGCCATCTAACGGATACAAACCGTCAGAGTGCTATCATACAGTCAGCAGCAGGAGAGGGTGCGCCTTACTTTAAAATTATAAAGGGTATCAATTCTTTTATCCTCCCTCCTCCTATCTTCTTATTTGATAAGCAGAACTTCGAGATACGTGTCGAGAATCCTGCTAAAAGTGGCGAATATATCCCCTTGCAAGCCTTCTTAGATTCTATGCAGGGGCGCATTAATTCTGTTCAGCAGCAGGCGGACAAGCAGCTTGTTATTTGGTTTGGTGATGCCGTTCCAACACTCACCACTGAACCTGCTAACGAGTGGACAGACGATGCGACAAAAGAGATGCACGTGCATGACATTTACTATAATCGAAGCTATGCAGAGACTGGTGGCGGTAGGGCGTATTCATTTGAAAAGAATCCTGACAACACGTATTCATGGCACGAGATTACGGATGCTGATGTATTGAAATCGCTTGAAGCAGCTAAGCACGCACAAGACACGGCAGATGGTAAGCGTAGGATGTTCGTGCAAGAACGGCCTGTTCCGCCATATGACAAGGGCGACCAATGGAGCAATGCTACCTTAGAAGAGTATAAAAACGACTTACTCGTATGTGTTCGTCCCAAGGCAGCAGGCGAAGAGTTCAATATCGAGGATTGGCAGGCAGCACAGGAGTTTACTACGAAGCAGTTTGAAACCTCATTGAAGGTTGGTGATAAGTCAATCTCAGCCGTTGTGACAGACTTGCGGACAGGACTTAAGCGTGTCGGATTCACTCTTAATGGTGAGAATAGCACTTTTGATATTGTTGCAGACCGTTTCAAGGTAAGAACAACAACTGGCAATGTTCCTTTCTTTACTGATGGTGAAAAGCTTAATGCTTATTTTATTGATGCAAAGGAAATAGTCGCTAAAGGTATTAAGGCGCAGACTATCGATGCGAAAGGAGCTACTTTTCAAAATATCACCGTTACTGGTGATAGTACATTTGAGGGTACACTCAAAGGTACAAGTGGCTCGTTTACTTCGTTAGATTGCCTTGACGGTACTAATAAGGTTGGTGGCATTACATTCGGGACTATGGGAAATAAAGGCTATATGGCTTTTACAGGTGATTTTGGAATGTTGGGCGAAACAACGGGTGACATTCGTAAGCGTTTCCATATTTTTTATGCAACTAACATTTATTGTAACAGTCAGTTCGGGCATAAGTCAAGGGTCTGTGCGGTTGTGAAGGACGATGAGATGTTTGTTTATAACGATGGACATATTGAAAATGGTATTCGTATAGGTTTAACTTTTAACCATATAATTATAAATGGTAGAAACATTAATTATTATAGAATCCCAATGTATTCTCCTGGCTTCGGGGGTGAATCTGGAGAGATTATGGATATTGATAATCCAAAGGCTCAAAAGGGTTCGCAAACCTATTTTGATGAACTTCCAGTAGGTGTCCCTATTGATGTTATTATATTCAATGGTACTAAGAATTTCTGTTATGAATTTTTTGGGATGGGATATGGCAAGCAGTGG